GAACATTCGCTCACGCAAAGTTCTTGATGAAGTTCGCAAACTAGTTGGTATTAACGAAGAATTTATCAACGCAGAGATCAAAGAAGCTTTGGTTGATGGTAAGACAACAATCGATTCCTTAAAGAAGGAATTGAATGAAGCAATCGAGGCAAACACTGCACTCAATCATAGATTGAATTCAGCTGAAGCTAAAATTTTGCTTGAAGAAAAGACAAAAGATATGCCCGACAGTACAAAGGCATATGTCAGTAAGTTACTCAGAGGCAAGTCGCCCGAGTATATTCAAGAGAACTATCAGTACGTAGTTGAGATGTTCGAGAAAGAATCTTCCGAACAAGTTGAAGTTGCTAAGGAAAGGGTCACAAGACGGATCGTTGAGGCCGTTGACCGTCCTGAAGCAACAGAGATTTTGGAAGAAGATATTTCTACACCAGCAATTGAGAACAATTCTCCTGTTGGCGGATATCTGAATGAGATGAAGAAGCTCGACGGGTCTAAATTAAAAATTAGACACTAAGGTCGTACTTCATACCTCACAAATAAGGTCGAAAAAATTCTTTTATAAAGGAGAAATTAATAACTATGGAACTTCTACATATCAATAAGACAAGAGCAGAAGCTTTAGTTGAAAAGTGGACCCCAGTTTTGGACTACACTTCCGACAAAGTTGCTGCTATTTCTGACGAACACACACGCTTGAATACCGCTATCCTCTTGGAAAACCAAGAGAAGTGGTGTTTCGAAGCTACTAACCAATCCGGTACATCCGGTTCGGTTTTTGGCTCAAACGTAACCAATACCGCTAACCAGTTTAGTGGTGACCGTTACGCTCAAGGTGACGCACGTCTGCCAAAAGTCCTCATCCCAATGATTCGCCGTACATTCCCTGAGCTCATCACAAATGAGATCGTGGGTGTGCAGCCTATGACTGGGCCTGTTGGCTTGGCATTCGCAATGCGTTATAAGTACGAAGCATCAGCTCTTGGTCAAGCTGCTGTTACTGGCAGTGATAATGCCTCAGGCGCATCACTCGTTAACAACAGTATCTACAACTATGCTGGTCTATCAGCAACTCCGCAAGAAATCGGTTATAATTATCTGAATACATCATTCACTGGTACATCCAGTGCAAGACTTTCAGGTAATTCAGCATTCACCATTCTTGGTGAAGACGCTGGTGTAGCCGCTCTTCTCTCGCAGTTTGAGCTTACTTCGAACATTCCTCAAGTAACTGTATCGTTTGAAAAGACCGCAGTTGAAGCCGGCACCCGCCGTCTCGCAGCTAAGTGGTCAGTCGAACTTGAACAAGATCTAAAAAACATGAACGGCATCGATATCGACGCTGAATTAACAAATGCTATGTCATATGAAATTCAAGCTGAGATCGACCGTGAAATGATTGCTCGTATGATCCAAACATGCTTGAATGCTGGCGCTGGCGTCGGTTATTCAACATGGTCAGCTATCTCAGCTGACGGCCGTTGGTCAGGTGAGCGTGCCCGTGACTTCTACAACAGAGTTGTTGTAGAAGCGAACCGCGTTGCGGTTCGTAACCGTCGTGGCGCTGCTAACTTCATCATCGCTACACCACGTATCTGCGCAATCCTTGAAACACTTCCTAACTTCACCTGGCAGCCCGTAACAGGCTCTGTTAACACAGCACCTGTCGGCATTGCTAAGGTTGGTTCAGTTGGTGGCCGTTTCCAGATCTATCGTGACACACGTACAGAAGCACAATCAACACAAATTGGCGCCGGTGGCTATGCCGTCGGTCGCTCAACAACTGTTGATTACGCTCTGTTAGGTTATAAGGGCCCAGAGTACTACGATACAGGTATCGTATACTGCCCATATATCCCTGTCATGGTTCAACGTACCATCGGTCCGAATGACTTCAGTCCAAGAGTTGGTCTATTAACCCGTTACGGTGTTGTAGATCATATCTTCGGAGCTGCACTATATTATCACATGATAATTTGTACAGGTCTGGGTCAATCGTTCACCCCTGGTTCAGCTGCAGTTTACCTCTAAGGTATACGCAAACCTCAACAATTCAAAG